GACGTTGAGGTGCTCAAGACACAACTTGGCACCTTAACCAAACTTTGCGAGAAAATGGATACCGTAATTGAAAAATTGGTAGACCATCAAGATGTTATCATTTCACAGATATATAACGATATGGACAAAAGAAGATCAGACGTAAACGAAGATGTTAAAGACTTACATTCTAGGATTACTAACGTGAGTAGAGAGTTAAATGATAAACTCGAAGAAACAGAAGATAAGATTATGAATGAAATCAAAGAAATGCGTAGAGAAATATCTGACCATAATCAAAAAGAACAAGAATCATTAGCCAAACTTCTCCAATGGAAGTGGGCTATTGTTGGTGGTATTATTGTTATAACATGGTTGACACAACACATAGGACTTGATACAATACTAAAAGTTATCCATTAAAGTAAGTATTGTTTCATTATGAGCGTTTATATTGATAGAAAGTTCCTTTTACAGGTTTCCCCCAAACTATTAAGATTTACACAAAAGAAAACGGATCTTTATAATTTCCGTTGCCCATTTTGTGGTGATTCCCAAAAGAACAAATTAAAAGCAAGAGGATTCATTTATCGAAAGAAAAATGATTACTTTTACAGTTGCCATAATTGTCATGTTGGTCACACCTTCTATAATTTCTTAAAGTTTATAGATGCAAATCTTGTTAGAGAGTATTCTTTAGAACGATATAAAGATGGTGAAACAGGTCATCATAATTATACTAAACCAACATTTGATATACCAAAACCAGTATTCAAACAAAAAATTGAATTAGATAGTATTGAGTCTTTGCCTGATAATCATTTCGCTAAACAATATATGGCAAATAGGCAAATACCAAAAGAGAGATGGACTGAATTATATTTTGCGCCAGATTTTAAATTATTTGTAGAATCATTTGGTATTGAAAAAGATTTAAAGACTGATGATCCTAGATTAATTATACCATTCTATAATGCAAAAAAAGATTTAATAGGATTTCAAGGAAGAGCATTATCTGAATCCAAGATTAGATATATAACCATAAAGCTAGACGAAGACGCACCAAAGATTTTCGGTTTAGATAGATTGAAATCTGGTACAACTTATGTTGTAGAAGGTCCAATCGATTCTATGTTTATAGATAATGCAATCGCTACGGCTGATGCTAATCTATCATCAATAGATAGTGAACATTTTAACGATTTAGTTTTAATTTATGATAATGAGCCTCGCAATAAGGACATTATAAAACAAATAGCTAAGGCAATCAAAGAACAATTTCAAGTTGTTATCTGGCCTGCGACAATTGAATCAAAAGATATTAACGAAATGATATTAAGTGGATTGACAAAAGATAATATAATGAGTATAATTAAAGAACATACATATTCAGGACTTCGTGCTGAAATGGAACTTAAAAATTGGAGTAAAGTTTAATGACACAACACCTTGGTATTACCATTGATTTAGAACGTGATAAATTATTTGATGAATTGGGTTTAAAACGTTTACATGAATCATACATGAGAGATGATGAAACTTCGCCACAAGAAAGATTTGCTCATGTATCAAAAGCTTTCTCATCAAATATTAATCATGCTCAAAGATTATATGAATATGCATCTAAACATTGGTTATCATATTCAACTCCAATTTTATCTTTTGGTAGATCATCAAAAGGAATGCCAATTTCATGTTTTTTAAACTTCATTGATGATACGGCTGAAGGCCTTGTAGATAATCTATCAGAAACAAATTGGTTATCAATGCTTGGAGGTGGTGTCGGTATTGGTTTTGGTATTCGTGCAGCTGGTGATAAATCAACTGGTGTTATGCCACATTTAAAGATATATGATGCATCTTCGCTTGCTTATCGTCAAGGAAAGACACGCCGTGGGTCCTATGCAGCTTATCTAGACATTTCACATCCTGATATCATTTCATTTATTGAGATGAGGAAACCTACAGGTGACCCAAACCTACGATGCCAAAATATGCATCACGGTGTTAATATTACCGATGACTTCATGCAAATCATTGAAAAATGTATGATGGATCCTGAAGCTGACGATTCGTGGGAATTAAAAGATCCACACTCACAAGAAGTTAGAGAAGTTGTATCAGCAAAGAATCTATGGCAAGAACTTATGGAACTTCGTATGCATACAGGTGAACCATATATTCATTATATTGATACTAGTAACAGAATGTTACCACAATGGCTTAAAGACAAAGGTTTGAAGGTGCATCAATCAAACTTGTGTTCTGAAATTATTTTACCTACAGATAAAGATAGAACAGCAGTATGTTGTTTATCTTCATTAAATTTAGAAAACTATGATGATTGGAAAGACAATGGACAATTTATTAGAGATGTTGCAGAAATGCTGGACAATGTTCTTCAATATTTTATCGACAACGCTCCTGATGTTATTGCTAGGGCTAGGTATTCTGCTTTACGTGAGCGTTCAATTGGTGTTGGCGCTCTTGGCTTCCATGCTTTACTTCAGCGAAAAGGTATTGCGTTTGAAGGTGTAATGGCCAAATCACTCAACATCCAAATATTTAAAAATATAAGGAGTAAATTAGATGAAGCTAATAAACAACTTGGTAAAGAACGTGGTGAAGCTCCTGATGCTGCCGGTACTGGTAATCGCTTTAGTCATCTTATGGCCATTGCCCCTAATGCTAGCTCGTCCATTATCATGGGTAATACTTCTCCTAGTATTGAACCTTATCGTGCTAACGCTTATAGGCAGGACACTCTTTCTGGTGCTCACTTAAATAAGAATAAGTATCTAGATCAATTATTGAGAACAAAAATAACTAATGAAGATGAATTGTCTGAGATTTGGTCATCTATTATTGCTAATGATGGTTCGGTTCAACACTTATCAATATTAAGTGAAGATGAGAAATACATTTTCAAAACATCAATGGAAATTGACCAACGATGGGTAATTGAACATGCAGCTGATAGACAACAATTTATTGACCAAGCACAATCGGTTAATCTATTCTTTAGACCTGATGCTCATATTAAATACGTTCATGCAATACACTTTACTGCATGGAAAAAAGGTGTAAAGACACTCTATTACTGCCGTTCTGAAAAAATTGGTAAAGCTGATAAAGTATCTAAACGAATTGAACGTGAAGTTATTAAAGAGTTAGACATGACACAAGTTGCTCAAGGTAATGACTGTTTAGCTTGCGAAGGATAATATGCCTATATTTGATTATGTTTGTAATGATTGTTTGATTGAGTTTGACAAATTAATTAAACATGGTGAAGAAACACCACACTGTCCAGAATGTGATAGCTTGGATGTGAAAAAGAAGGAAGTTCAAGCTATTAATTTTGAATTGAAAGGTGTGGGTGTATATAAAAATGGAACGCATTAAAGAGATGGATATTAAGTGGATAGCCTCGGTGTTATTCATATTTGCTGGCACATTAGTAGCTCTTAAATTGCCTATAATGAAATATGCTTTTCCATTATTTTGTATAGCGCATTTAATTCTAATATATGATTTTTCCACTACACACAAAAATAAGCCATTAATTATACAGAATATATATTTCTTTATAGTTAATATGATCGCAACCTACATTTGGATGATAAAGTAAACATGACAAAGAAAACGGACTACAAATTAACCGATACAAGAGAATACTTTAAGCCTTTTAATTATCCATGGGCTTATAATGCTTGGTTAAAACATGAACAATCTCATTGGTTACACACAGAAGTTCCAATGTTAGAAGATGTTAAGGATTGGAAAAAGAAACTAACGCAAGAAGAGAAACATTTCTTAACACAAATTTTTAGATTTTTCACACAAGGTGATATTGATGTTGCTGGTGGATATGTTAAGAACTATCTACCTTATTTTCCACAACCTGAAGTTAGAATGATGTTAATGGGTTTTGCAGCTCGTGAAGCATTACATGTTGCAGCTTACTCACATCTTATTGAAACATTAGGTTTACCTGAATCTACATACAATGAATTCTTAGATTATGCTGAAATGAAGGAGAAACATGATTATGTCACAGACATCAGCTCGAAAAACGGCGACACAGCCTCAACTGCTACGCATATTGCCGTGTTCAGTGCTTTTACGGAGGGTATGCAGCTGTTTAGTTCTTTTATTATGTTGCTTAATTTTCCTCGTCATGGTAAAATGAAAGGCATGGGTCAGATAATTACATGGTCTATTGTAGATGAAACTCAACACTGTGAATCTATGATAAAATTATTCCGAACATATATAGAAGAGAATAATGAAATTTGGAATGATGATTTAAAATCTAGAATTTATACCATAGCTGAAAAAATGGTTGAACTAGAAGATAAATTTATTGATCTTGCATTTGGTATTTCTCTAATGGAAGGTTTGACATCGGAAGATGTTAAGAAGTATATTCGTTATATTGCCGATAGACGTTTGATTTCCTTAGGTCTTAAAGGTATATTCAAAGTGAAAAGAAATCCACTACCATGGGTAGAGGAAATGATCAACGCACCAACACATACCAATTTCTTTGAGAATAGAGCTACTGATTATGCAAAAGGAGCTTTATCAGGTAATTGGGGTGATGTTTGGGCATAAACACAAGGAAAAGAAATGTCAGAAAAATACATAGTCGCTGATTGCATACAATGTGAATCAAATTATGAACTCACTTATGCTACAGAAGTAACTTCAGCAGAATTACCAGAATTTTGTCCTTTTTGTGGTGAAGTAATCGAACAAGAAAACATTAAAGATGAATCTCACGAAGAAGAAGATGATGAGGACGAAGATGAGTGGGAAGAATCTTAATTGGATTTACCAAAATCAAATTTTTACCGAAAATGATATTGACAACAACTATGGTTTCGTGTATAGTATTGAAAATAGTCTAACAAATCGTAAATATATTGGTAAAAAACTCTTTTGGTCAGCCAAAACAAAACAAGTCAATAAGAAGAAAAAACGATATAAAGCTCCATCCGATTGGCAAGACTACTATGGTTCTAATGAAGTTTTAAAAAAAGATATTGCAGAATATGGTAAAGAAAATTTCATTAGAACCATTCTTCATTTATGTAAATCAAAAGGTGAATGTTCTTACCTAGAAGCAAAAGAACAATTTGTTAATGGTGTCATTGAAAGTGCAGATTATTACAACACATGGATTATGGTGCGTGTAAGAGATACTCATATCAAAGACTATATTGAAAGAAATAAAAATGCTAAAAATATTTGACGAAATGAAAAAAGTAAAATGTCATGCAATTACATTTTTACCATCAGAAAAACCAGAAGAACAAGCCGTCATACAAGGATTACATTATAAAGATGCTGGTAAAACTATAGAAACACAATCTGATATTGGTGACTTATATGATATCATTATATTTCGTGGTGATGTTGAAGATGGTTATGGTGATCTAGAACATTTTGAAGCTGTATTATCTTGTCCATTTACCTATAGTGATAGAATGTATAATGGTAAGTATTTTGGTATTGTGGCTAAAAAAACCACAACATCAAATGAAGTTGTGGACAGTTTATTAGAAAAAATTGGTGATTTAATTTATGGAGGAAGTGATGATGGAGAAATTCGAGTTAAAGCAAATACTTAAAAACGGTGTAATAACAGTAGTGTTTACCAAAGTTGATGGAACAGAAAGAGAATTGAAATGCACATTAAATTCAGATTTTCTTCCAGAATCCAATAAACAATTATTAGTTGAAGGATCGACTAAGAAAGAAAACGATAATGTATTATCAGTATGGGATATTGATAATCAAGGTTGGAGATCATTTCGTTTAGATTCAATTAAAGAAGTTAGAAACTAATGTCAGACGATAAACAAGTCATTAATATACAAGAAAGAACAGAAATCAAAACCCGAGAAATGATGGGTGAGATCGAAGGTCTTTTCGACAGATATATTACTGATTGGAAAGAAATGAAAAATTATGCTTTCTTATACAATCTTGGCATAAAGCCAGCTCATGCTCGTAAAATTAAAGTATGGGCTCAAGATAGAGTGTTATCATGGAAAGATGCCATATCAAGTGATGATGAACAAACAAAAGAAGCATATAGTTGTTATACTAAATCACAGTTAAATAAATGTGTAACTTGGTGGGCTAGTATTGTTGATGATTGTGATAGACTTATCTCTGATGGTAAAGTATTAAATAAACAAGCAAGACTTAAAAAGAAATTAAGAATACCTAGAAAAAAGATTAAACCTACATTATGATACTTATTGACCTAAACCAAGTCCTGTTATCAGGACTAATGGCTCAAATCGCTGGCCAGAAAAACCAAAAGTTTGATGAAAACCTCATTCGACATCTTGTATTAAATATTCTCCGTGGTCATATTAAAAACTTTAAAAAAGAATACGGCAATAATATAGTCTTATGTTGTGATAACAGGAACTATTGGCGTAAAACGGTGTTTCCATTCTATAAGGCTGGTCGTAAAAAAACTAGAGAGAAATCTGATTTAGATTGGAAACTTATATTTGATATTCTTGGAAATTTAAAAAATGAACTCAAAGAAAACTTCCCATACAAAGTGGTCGATGTGGAAGGTGCTGAAGCTGATGATATTATTGGTACTCTTGTTCCGCGTTTTGCGCCCCACGAAAAAATCTTAATATTATCCAGTGATAATGACTTTTTACAATTACAGGTATATGGTGATAATATTAAACAATATAACCCAGCTCAGAAGAAATATATCAAATCACCTAATCCATTAATTGATTTAAAAGAAAAGATTATACGTGGAGATAAAGGTGATGGTATTCCTAATGTATTATCAAATTCAGATTGTTTTGTAACAGAAACAAGACAGAAACCTATTAGTAAAAGTATATTAGATAAATTATTAAATGAAGAAGTTGAAAACTGGTCTGATTCAAATGCTAAACATGGTTATTCAAGAAATCAGTTATTAATTGATTTAACATATATACCTGAAGATATCAAAAGTAATATTGTAAAGATATACGAAGAACTTAAACCAGCATCACGCAATAAATTATTAACATACTTCATTGAGAAGAAACTTAAAAATTTAATGGGTGACATAGAGGATTTTTAAAATGATAAAAAGAATATATGAAATATTAGATGAGTGTAAATTAGAAGAAGACATTGAAGGTGTCTTTAGAATTCTTAGAGAAAACGATTCTCCTGCTTTAAGAGAAGTTTTAAGATGCACATATCATCCAAATGCTGACTGGTATGTGAAAGAATTGCCGGAAGATTACATTTTACCTGATACTTTACCTGGAATTTCACAAACTAACCTTTATACTGAAATAAAACGAATTTATTTGTTTCAAAAAGGTCATGCCATGGCGGATCAGCTGTCTCAAGAGAAAAGATTACAACTTTTAACTCAACTTTTAGAAGGATTAGAGCCAGGAGATGTTCAAGTATTGCTAAATATCTTCAAAAAAGATCAGGAAATTCAAGGATTAGACAAAAATAGCGTAAATTTAGTGTTTCCTGACTTAATTTAGCGTTTTTTTCGATATTTCGCTTGACAAAAGTGCTTTTTTGTGTCATAATTACCACATAATTGAAAATTTTAACGGACAAATTACATTATGTTGATAGATTCTAAGTCAAATCTCGCCAAATTGATGGCCACAGAGAATATTATTGTGGAACAGAAGAATGTTCCAACGGCTTATTTCAAGTTAAAGGACCGAGTTCTAGTTGTTCCTACTCTCAAAGAAGAAATCGGTCCATCTTTATACGATTTGTTCATGGGTCACGAAGTTGGCCATGCACTTTTCACTCCAGAACAAGGTTGGCACGATTCAGTTGTTGAAGTTGGTGTCAACCGTTCTATTCTAAACGTATGTGAGGATGCTCGTATTGAGAAACTCATATGCCGTAAATATCCAGGTCTTAAACAATCATTTATTAAGTCATATAAAGACTTATTAAATCGAGATTTCTTTGGTATCAAAGACCTTGATGTTGATTTACTCAAACTCATCGATAGAATTAATCTACACACCAAATGCGGTCTAGGAGCTGGTGCTTCATTTTCTGATGAAGAGATGTATTATGTAAATGAAGTGATGAAAGCTGAAACGTTTGAAGAGACTGTTGAGATTGCTAAGAAAATCCAAGCTTACATGAAAGAAAAAGTAGAAGAAGCCAAACTTAAATTAGGTAAAGAATCTGATGAAGCTGGTGAAGGTGATGAACTCGATGAAGATGCTTCAGACGAAGGCCAAGAAATGGACATGGAAGGTAATGCTGATTATGAGGATCAAGATCAAGAGGAAACTCAAGGTCAAAACAAATCAGTTAGAGACCAACAGACAGATGATGGTGATGATGAATTAGACTCTGATACTGATAATAAGTTCCGTGAAAATGAAAAAGAGCTTTATGATTATAAATCAGCTGATCGTGTTTATGCTAACATTCCTGAGCTTGACCATAATAAAGTTATCCTTGGTTATAAACAAATGTATAAAGAAATCCAAGAAGATGATAGTAGAGACTATGATTCAAACTACTTCAAGAAACAAACAATTGATACCAAGAAATTTATTGAGTTTAGAAATAGCACAAATAAGGTTGTTTCTTATCTAGCTAAAGAGTTTGAATTACGTAAAAACGCAGATCAACTTAAAAGAGCTAAAACATCCAAAACTGGTGAATTGGATATGAACAAAATATTCTCATACCAATTCAATGAGGA